TGGCACTCTGGCAGCGTCAGCGGTCACGACTGCCGCCGCCGTGACATGCTGCGCCTGATGATGCCTGGCACCTCGCTGGGACAGTGGGCAAACCGCACCCTGCTGCAGCGTCACGAGACCATCTCCATCTAGACTAACAGAGTCAACCAAACGAAACGACCATGAGAATCGAAGTTCGCTACCAGACCCCCTACAATGCTTGCGAGTGGCGGTCGCAGTGGTTCCCCACCCTGGCAGAGGCAGAGCGTATGGTAGACTTCTACCGCTCCTGTGGTTCTCCCTCTCACATCGCCCCTTCCTCCCTCGCTCAGTTCGATCGCTGATCCTAGCATGGCAAACACCCTTCGCCTCGCCCTCGCTGCTGCTCTGCTGCTGATGTTCTCCCAGACTGCTGGCGCCATCCTGCAGACTGCCCAGACCCTCGATGCTGTGACAGCAGAGAAGGTGGCACAGATCGCCTCGCTGGACTGACCCCGACCCTGTAGACTAAGATCAATCAAACGAAACGAACCATGACCGACTTCGACACCTGCTTCACCGAGATCCAAGATGCCCCTGGCGAGATCTTCGACATCGACTTCGACGATCGCTTCGATGATGAGCAGATCGACCGCCGCCGTATGGAGCGGGACGGTTGGCAGACTGCCTGCTGGGATGGTCGCTGGTGACCCCCACCCTGTAGACTAACCACATCAGCAACCAACCGATGCGCTTCCCCCTCGCCATGTGCTCTGACCTCGCCACCCGCCAGACTCGGTGGATCAGCAGGGCAGATCAACTCAAGAATGGCAGTCGCCCCTCTCAGTTCATCCATTGGGGACTGCCCGCCTCTGTGCTCGCCGCCCAGTATGCCGAGACCCATCATGATGAGGCGATCGCCAAACTCCCCACGTTCGAAGACTGACCCGACCCATCATCCTACCACACCATGCCCTCACCTCTCAAGTGGAAGCAAGCAGAGCGAGATCTGAAAGCGAGCGGCGCTGTGCTCAAGCGAACGACAGCATCGCATCAGATCTGGAATCACCCCGCCTGGCAGACTGACATCATCCTGCCGACGCATGGCAGCAAGGGGCGCAGCACCATCTCCCCTGGCATGTCCGCCGTGATCAGGAAGGCACTCGCCGCCCTCCCCTGAGGGGGCAGAGCAGCAGTTATATTATAACGTTATCGTTATGGCGGCGCCGCCGAGCGAAAAGTCATAGATACTATTAACCTACAAAACTTTGAAAACGCTCGATCGATTACACGTTTATAAAAAAAATTTTTCCCAAATAAAAATGACTCAAAAACCTCAAAACGTTCGCCCATGGCAATCTGGAATTACTTTATGCAATCCGAGGTCCACCAAGACGACTAGAATGGAAGAGTTTGGGTATATCTACATAGTACTGAAAGAACTTTGGAGTATGTTGTGGAAGAGATAAGTTATGTTATAATAGACCAAAGTTCCATGGAGATTCATGCTTTCAGCACCAATGGAAGACAGGTAACAATAACATATAAAAAATATGATGAATTTCTTTATGGGATTTCAAAGTGTGAGAAATGGTTACCGCATGGGCGTATTCTTTCAAAAGTGTGATATATAAAAAAGATTATATGAATGATAATGCACAAAACATACGAAACAACTGTAGAATACAATGATGACTTTCAGGAGTATTTTGTAACACTTCCAGAAGAACTATTGGAAAGTGTTGGATGGGAAGAGGGTGATGTGGTAGAATGGAGTGTGAACAAAGATGGTACTATTTTAGTTGAACGAGTTGACGAGGAATTTGCAAATGACCGAGAAGAAGATTAATTATCAAATTGTTAACAAGGAAGGTGAAGTGGTTGACGATCAAACTTTCACTGATTATGATAAGTTAGCTGATCACATGCTAGAGTTAGCAGACAAGTGGTATCAGGGTATATACAGCACAGATGACAAAGTAAATATTTCAACTTTTGATGAAACTGGGAATGTAATTTATGAAGACTCCTCATCCTTTGGAAGCAACATCGAGTCTACCGAAAGTCTCGAAGACAACCTGCGAGATCTCTATGGTGACACTAGAACAGCAGGTAAAGGATTTGGAGATTCAACTAAAGAATCTAGAAAGAACTCTAAGTAAAATAGAGTTACGTTTAAGTAAATTACCAGATCCGTTTGTGATTTATTATCGTCCACCGCACAAGGAGGACTATGAAAAATTAAATTTGACACTCGACGATCTGTATGCTAGAATAAATAGGATCGAAAGTAATTTCGACCAATAATGTCCAACATTGCATTCAGTGCATCAATCGATACCATTTCCGTTGGGGGTATCAATTGTAGATTTCAACCTTCCCCATTAGGAACTGAAATCGCTGCTCCTAATGTATTTTCTGGTAAAAAACCATTTAGATTTGCTGAACATAAACTTTTGCCAGTACCAGTGATTGGCGAACCGATTATTCCAATTCTTCCGTGTTTAACCAGTGGTGTTAGGACATATATTGCCAAGTCAAATCCTAATGTATTCATTAGTAAGTTGCAACCTGTAGTATCAGGAGATGTTACGGTGATAGAGGGGACAGAAAGACCGATTATTCTCGGTCCATTTACTGAAGATCAAGTGTTTATTGGATTAAAAACTAAAGCAAAGTGAGGTAAAAGTTATGGCAAAAGCAAAAGTTGGTTTGAATAAGACGAATTACATGCCTGGAAAGCCCAAGCTTACTAGTCAAGGGCGCTCAAAGAATACAAATCTTGCTGCAACGAGTCGAAATGGACGCAAAAAGCGTTATCGCGGGCAGGGTTCGTGAAAATTTCGAAGGAATACAGATAATTTTTGCGGTATTTTGCCTATTTTTGGTGAAATACCGCTTTTTTTCGGGATAGCAACCCCGTAAAAAGTTCTGTTTTAATCAAATTTTGAGGAAAAACAGATGGCAAACACTCCAAATCCAGATAGAGACGTTAATTACATGCGCGAAATGTGGGGAACTACGCGATTAATTACTGATTATGGTTATGAAAAGCGCGTGACTCCGACAGAGAAGAAAAAAAATGATCCTCCAGAAGATAGAATGTCAAAATTCTGTGGTGGTAAGGATGGTTTTGATGATTATGTCGAATGGATGGTGTAAATCTCCGACAGACATTACCCATACAGGTATAAATAATACTATAAATATGGTATTTTTATGCCTGTAAGTAGGTCGTTTAAAGACATCAGTATTACGTTTGCAAAACATCCAGTCACTGATGATTTATTGGTGACTAAAAATTTTACTGCTATTAAACAATCTATTCAAAATTTAATCACAACTGCTCCTGGAGAGAGATTTTTCAATCCAAACATTGGTAGCAGGATCACTGATTTGTTATTTGAACCATTAGACTTTATTAATGCCGATGCTGTAAAGAGTGAAATTGAATATACTATCAATGCATTCGAGCCAAGAGTAAGGTTAAAAAATATAATTGCTGAAGAAAATTATGATGCTAATGGATATGACATTGAAATAGAATATCAAGTGGTTGGGTTGCCAGAACAATACCAGACAATCGAGTTATTTCTAGAAAGAACCAGAGCATAAAGAAATGCCATACAATCAGTTAACAAATTTAGATTATTTTGATATTAAAGTTGCTCTCAGAGATTATTTGAGAGCGAATTCGGATTTTACTGATTATGATTTTGAGGGTTCTACGTTAGGGCAATTACTGGACGTATTAGCATATAATACTTATTATACGTCTTTTAACGCCAACATGGTTGTTAATGAGACATTTTTAGATTCTGCTACTCTTCGTGATAATGTAGTTGCTATAGCGAAACAACTAGGATATACACCAAGATCATCTGTTGCTTCATCTGCTGCTGTATCTTGTTCATTGACTTTACAAGGAACAACATTACCAAGCACAGTATTCTTAAGAAGAGGAAATGCGTTTCTAACAAACGTAGATGAAAAATTATATCAATATGTTATTTTGGATGATGTGCAGGCAAATGTATTACCAGATAATACAGTATCATTCAATAATTTAAAAATTTACGAAGGAACTTTTGTTACCAATACTTACACAGTAGGCGGCGGAGTGTTTAATGTAATATTAAACAACGCAAATATTGATGTCATCACGATTAGAGTTAGAGTATTTGATTCTCCATCGGCATCTATCTACTAAAGATATGTTCTTTCCGACAATATTTTAAACACCACTCCATCATCCCCAGTATTCTTCATCAACGAAATTGAAGATGAAAATTACAAATTAATTTTTGGCGATGGCGTATTTGGCAAAAAATTAACCACTGGGCAAGTTGTTGAAGTAAGTTACTTAGTTACCAATGCAGATGCAACCAACGGAGCGTCTATATTTAATTATTCTGGTGTAGTTAGTGATGTTAGTGGAAATAGTAATTTTATAGTTCAAGTTAACAACATTACTACTATTACAAAAGCATTTGGTGGCAGTGGAATAGAAAGCATTGATAGTATAAAAATCAATGCACCAGCAATGTATGGCGCTCAGAATCGTGCCGTAACTGCTGTAGACTATTCTGCTATTGTTAAAAGGGTATATCCAAATATAGCAGATATTATTGCGTATGGTGGAGAGAATGCAGATCCTCCCGAATATGGTAAAGTTAAAATTTCTATAAAACCAACCAATTCAGCATATATTTCTTCATACACCAAAAAAATTATTTTGGATGAATTGAGAAAATATTCGGTAGCATCTGTTATTCCAGAAATTGTTGATGCTTCTATTATTTACGTTGAGTTGTACAGCAACATTTTCTACAACCAATCTGTCACTAATTTAAGTGCAGATTCTTTAAAAACAAAGATTATTGAAAATATCGCAAAATATATTGCAAGCAGTGATACTGAGAAATTTGGTGGGAAGTTTAGATATAGTAAAATAGTGGGTGTAGTTGATAGTTCTGATAGATCTATAAAATCTAACTTAACTACAATTCTAATGAGAAAGGATTTTTATCCTTCGTTAAATAATAATGCATATTATGAATTGTGTTTTAATAATCCATTTTTGAATGATTCGACTACCAATGCCATGTCTTCTACTGGATTTGTAGTTCAGAAATATCCTTCCTATACAGTGTATTTGGAAGATAGATCTGGGAAAATAGTTCTATACAGATTGGACTCACAGACTGGTGAAAAAATTGTTCTGAATCAAAATCAAGGAATAATTAATTATGTCACTGGAGAAATTCAAGTATTTGATTTAAATATTATTAAAGGAACCTTCTCCGATAATAGAATCGAAATTCGTGTAAAACCAGAATATAATGACATTATTGCTAAGAGAGAAATCTTCTTAGATATTGATATTGATCATAGTTCATTTACCCTCATTCAAGAGTAGAATATAAATGGCAACCAAGGTTAGAAAGCTCTCATCGTTAGTTGATGATCAACTACCAAAGTTTATTTCTTCGGAATATCCTCAGTTTTCTGCGTTTATGCAGAAATATTACGAGCAGCTTGAATTGCCTGGGCAACCTATAGATCTTATTAATAATTTAACAAAGTATCATGATATTGATACTTACGAAAAAACTATTCTTCAACAGAATACTACTTTAACTTCTAATATTTCAGCAACATCAACAACCATTAATGTTGCTGATACATCGTCTTTTCCAGATACCAATGGGTATATTCTGATAGAAGATGAAGCAGTATTTTACAAAACAAAGACAGCAACTTCTTTTGTTGATTGCTACAGAAATATAAACGCCACAACAAAACTTGGTGATCTGTACAGCAAATCTGATATTACAAATGTAGAATATGCAGACTTAGGAACTGGAACAGAGCACCTGAGTGGCAAAATTGTATCCAATATCAGTAATTTATTTTTATATTCATTAATCAAAAATTTCGAGTCTCAGTATCTTGGTGATTTTCCAGAAAAAGATTTAAAACCAGAAGTAGATAAAACTCTATTAATCAAGAACATTAAGAAGTTTTATCAATCAAAGGGAACAGATCAATCAATTAGATTTTTATTCAATTCAATCATTGCTAAAGATCCTACTGATGTTCCCAGTGTTTACTATCCAAGAGAAAGTACATTCAAATCATCATCTGGTGAATGGATAGACAACTATTCACTAAAAGTAAGAGTCATTTCTGGCGATGTAACAAAGTTGATTGGGGAGAAAATTACTCAACCAGAAAATACCTTTGACTCTTCAATCAAAACAGCTTTTGCCATTGTAGACAATGTAAAAGATATTGGTGATGGTTTCTACGAATTAATTTTATCAGAGTCTAGTGTTGTTGGAGAATTTTCCGTTGCTTCTCAAACATTCTTAACCAAATTTTTATCTGGTTCAGATGGAGCAAATAAAAATATTTACGTTTATTCTACTACTGGTTGGAATTCTCTATCTGGACAACTTTTAATAGGAAATGAAGTAGTTAATTACAAATCAAAAAATGTAAATCAATTTACTATCGAAAGTAGAGGATCTGCACCCCAATCACACCCAGTAAATACACCAGTTTATGATTTTTCTTTGGTTACTGGTAGTTACGTTGATACCTTGGGTGCATCACAAGAAGTTAAATTACTTGTCTTTGGTGTAATTTACTCTTTGGACATTGATTCCAATGTTCCATATTCACAAGAAAACGATTTAGTACAATATTCAAGATCAGGATTTGAAACTAGAAATAGAATTATTTTTGATAATGCGAATAATGGCGTAAGATGGAAAATTAATGAGACATATAGTGCTCCTACTTCATCTAATACGTCAATATCATCAGATTTGCAGCAGACCATCTCCGAAATTTCTGCAATTTATGAGGATGAGCAATATTACTATATCACATCATCTGGATACCCATCTCATGCCATTGGATTGAACTCTTGGTCTCAAACTTTACAAGATCAAAAGCATTTAAAACTCATTCGAAAGTATCCATCAATTACCACAGAGATTTACGAAACGCCATATACAGATATTGGTATTTTAGTAAACGGAGTGACTATTAGGGGAGCAAAAGATACTGAAAAAGTAATTTTTGGCGAAATCACTAATATCGTAGTTACTTCTCAAGGTAGTGGATATGCTACAGCACCATATGTATTAGTTCAAGATGGTTCTGATAACATAGTTGCATCAGCTAAGGCAATTATGTCTGGCGAAGTCGTAGAAAGAATAGACGTTATTACATCTGGATCTGGATTTTTCCCTCCAGTACCAAAAGTAACTATTACTTCTGGTAGAAATGCAGTTGTAGAAGCAGTAGTAACTGGAGATCAAATTACTGGATTGAATATTATTAATCCTGGCGAATACTACTCATCCCCACCTAGAGTTATTATTAAAGATTCCTTAGGAAGAGGTAGATTTGCTAGTTATACTGCTGAAATTTCAACAGATGGCAAAATAACGGGTTTTGTACAAAACGATAGAGGAAAGTTTTATACTCAACAGAATGTTCAAGTAATTATAGAACCAGTTGGATCTGGAGCAACTGCTATAAGCGAAGTAAGAACATGGAGAAAGAATAGGTATGCTAAACTGCAAAATAGTTTAGATGCAAATTATGGTTATTTTTTCCAAAATAATGATACGTCTTTGGGGTATGGATATTCTTACTTAGCGAATCCAAAAAGTTTAAGAGTATCATTAAATGATAACTTAGATAGTTTAGGTAATGTTCCATCAACTTTATCGCATTCACCTATCTTGGGATATGCATATGATGGAAATCCAATTTATGGTCCATATGGATATTCAAATCCAACAAATGCATCTTCTTCTATTTCTAGAATGAGATCTAGTTATTCGTTAAACATTAGCAGATCTGGAGGTCCATCTTTATCAGACTATCCATTGGGATCTTTCATAGAGGATTATTCATATTCTCATAGATCTGGAGATCTAGATCAAAATAATGGTAGATTCTGTATCACTCCAGAATATCCAGAAGGAACTTATGCATATTTCTTGACAATTACTGCTGGTAATACTCCAGTGTATCCATATTTTATAGGATCAAATTATTATTCTATCCCAGTAGATTCAAATTATAATAAATCTATTTCTCAAAAAGATTTACCCAAAAAAGTAAGTAGACTAAAGACGCAGAGCACTCCTGAAAATGGATCATCGATATTTGCATATGTAGATTCCATTAAGTCTGGAAGTGTTACATCAGCAACATGTGATTATTCAACAAATACGTTTGGAAATGGTAGCATTGTAGAAGTAGACTACACAGACACTGAAGGTTCTGGTTTAATTGCCAAAGTTTCGTCAGTCAAAGGAAAAAATGTAGAATCAATCGAATCACAACAAACAAAATCCGTAAAAATAACCACAGAAAATTCTTGTTATTTTTTCAGTGGTGATATTGTAACGCAACAATCAACAGGTGCGTCTGGTCAGTTAATTGGAGATGTTTTTGATGATAAAACATTGGTTTTGAGGAATGTATCAGGAACATTTAACGCTACCAATACGTTATCATCCACTATCAACGTAATTAATTTAATTTTAGATAATGCTTCTTCTTATACAGCAAATTCAGATGTTGTTTTGACGAATGGAAAACAATCTGTAATTCTTAAAGTAAATTCAAATAAACTAGTAGTTGCTTCTAACATTTTTTCTGAAGGTGAACCAATTGTATTTTCGAATAGTTTTTCAGGAATAATTGCAAACCAAATTTATTATGTAAGAAATCCAGAACCACTAGCATTTAGAATCTCTTCATCTCCTACAGGTTCTTTGATTACACTAACAGATAATTTAACTCCAGGATCTGTATGTACTAGTGAGAAAGCTAGAGGTTTGATTCTAGAGTCTTCAGAATTAAAAAATAATTTAAAAATTAAGGTCATTCAAGGAAATTTTGTTGTAGATGATAATTTTTACATAAAGAGTTTCTCCTTATCTGATACTGTAGGCAGTTCAATCGTAAATATCATCAATTTAAGTAGTCAAATTAAACCTATATCAATTAATGATAAAATTGCTATTCTGAAAACCTCTACAGAACATAAAGTTTCGCGTGGTGATATAGTAGACGTTAATATTATTCCAAATTCGTCTACGACCGAAACTACAATTTACACTCGAAGAAGAATTTATCAAAAAGTAAAATTATCTTCACCATCTTACACAAAAACCATTGTTGATACTGGATTAGGAAGTCAACGAGTTTTAAATAATGGAAGTTATAATATTACCAGTAAATCATGGACTGCAAATACTTTGGTATCTTCTGGCGAGTATTTAACGTATAATTCTTTAGTTTATCAGGTAACAACTTCTGGAATCACTGGGAATGTTCCACCTTCACATTCTTCTGGAGCAGTTTCTAATGGTACTGCTACACTAACTCGATTTTATGCATACGCAAATTCTAATTTTGTGACAACTGGTGATTATGCATCAACTACATCAGGAAATCAAACATTCACTAACGTTGAATTGATTTTCAATGATATTACAAAATGCAGAGACATTGAAGGAAGAGTAGTTGGTAATAGTTCGGATGCTGTTATAGGAAAAGCAGGCAATACTAACAATGCTAGAGCAACAATTTCCGTTACTAATGGTGTTGTCACATCAATCACGATAACATCTAAAGGTAAAGGATACAAACAAGGAGATTTGTTAACCGTTCAAAATTCTTCTTTGGATAGATCAGTTACTACAACTTCAACAAGATTTTTAATTTTAGAAGTAACGCATGTAGGATTTTCAACAACAAATACTAGATTATATCTAAATGATGTTCAATCTATCTCAAATAATGATTATTTACAACTAGGATCAGAAATTGTAAAAGTAACTGCAATTTCAAACAATGGATTATATGTAGATGTACTACGTGGGCAGAAGGAAACGACTGCTGTAAATCATTTCAATAATGAACTAGTTTCAAGTGCATACGAAAAATATACACTTCCTGTAGATTTTCATGTTGGTAACACCGATAAAGATGGATACGTTCTTTCCTACGATGAAAATTCTCAAGAACTGGTAGTTGTTTATGGTGTAGATAGAGTTTTAGGATCTATAAATTCATTATACTCAGGAATTAGTTTCTTTGATTCCAGTACTCCCAAAAAACTAGTATATGTAAAAGATAATATCGAAAATCAAGCATATAAATTTGAATTTTCGTATGATAATATTAATTGGTCAAGAAATCCAATTATCGATGTTCAAAAATATTACACTTATAAATTTGATACATCGCATTATTCTTTGACTGGCAGTTTCTTAGAATTTTCTCCAAGTGGTAATTTTAATATTATTTCAACCGAAAGTTTGAGAAATACTATCCTTCCTGGATCTCCTGGTTCAAATATTAAAGTTAAATTTGGATTTGGGTCATATTATGATAATGGAGTATTATCTACCACAAAAGAAACTAGTACAAAATATGTAAATTATTTCTATTTTGACAAAGCAGGAATAATAGATTCGGATAAATCCTATTTGAAACTAATTGAAGATCCTCTACAGGGATCGAAAATTGTTACATATACAACTCCTAATAGCATTGTATATGAGATGAGTTCCTATCCAAAATATGATGGGTCGGGAACTATCACATACAACACAAATTCTGCTTCTTCTGTGGGGCAAATTAATAGTGTTGTAATAGAAAATCAAGGCAAAGAATTTATAAAAATTCCTAGAGTATATGGAGTAAGACCAGCAGCAGAAAACGAATGTGTTGCTGTTGTTAATTGGAATAGTATCGCAAAAAATATTTCTTCTATTAATATTATAAGTTCTGGAAAAAATTATTCAAAACCAAAGGCAATTTTACTGAATACTGATGGAAAATTTGCTGAATTTGAGATAATTAAGGATTCTAACGGATCTATATCTGGTATAGTAACTAAGAATAGGGGTGTTGGATATAATCGCCAACCTGATATCAAAATTATCGAAACTGACGTTAAGATATATTTTTCCAGTGCATCTATTGGAGTTCCTAAGAGCATCTCGATCATAGAAAACGGAAAGAATTATAATAGAGATACCACCATAAGGAAGATATTCACAACACCACGTATTTTGGTGGTAAATAATTTCCCAGAAAATGCCTTTATTGATGGCGAAGAAATTAATCAATACGATAGTGGTGTTTTAATCGCTAAGGGATTTGTAACAAAAAATGGTTGGAGAGAAAATACAAATATACTAAGAATTGAAAAAATAGAAGGAGAATTTAAAGAAAATTTAACCATTGTTGGCAAAATTAAAAATAAAACTGCTTATGTAGTAAAATCCTTTGTTGGATTGTTATCTGATAACATAAAATCATATTATGATAACTTGGGTTACTACGCTTCTGACAGATCAAAGATTAGTTCAGATTCACAAAGAATTGCAGATTCGTATTTCTATCAAGATTATTCTTATGTAATCAAATCCAAAACGCCGATTGATGTTTGGAGAAGTTTAGTTACCCAAACAATACACCCAGCTGGATTTAAAGTATTTGGAGAAGTTTCTGTAGAGTCTGAAGTACAAAACAAAATAAAACCAGTACAACCAAAAATTGATCATGTAAGTTTTATTCAATTATGGGATCCTGAAAAAAATAAAGTAACTATAGAAAATACTCATAGAGTAATAACTCAAAGTACATTTAATCTTTCGAATTTAAATGTAATTAGAGGAAGAGGATCTGTATTTGCATCTACATTTGATACGGGAGAGATGCTTTCCTATGATATCAAACTAACTCCAGATTTTAGTGGTTATTTTGATTCAAATGGAAACAGAAGCGGTAACAAAACCTTCACAATCACTTTAAAGGGATCAAATACTCCATATTCTGTTTCTAATGTCAATAATGTAATTCTATCATTAGATGGTATTTTACAAGAACCTGGAAAAGCATTTACTATTTCAGGAACACAAATTACATTTGCAGAAGCTCCTCTTGGGTATAGAAGTGTTAGTGGTCAACCAATACCACTTTCATCATATAGAGAAGGAGTAGATAGTCCACCACAAAAAATTGTTGCTCGAATTATACAATTTAAAAATAATGAATTAAATAATCAATATTTCAAAAAAATCAAAGATATATCTTCTCAATTTAATGGTATTGCATCTTCTTTCCCATTATATTACGAAGATAATTCACCAGTAACTTTATCTTCTAACGAAAATTTATTAGTCGCAATTGATGGTGTTTTACAGCAAGCAGGAAGCACTCCTCTGCTTCCACTTGATAGATCATATTATATTAGAAGAACAACAACACCAAATGAAATAGTTTTTGTAGAACCACCAAGAACTTTTGAATCCATAAAACAATCTTTTTATGGAGTTTCTGTTTCTGGTTACGAAAGATTATTAATAGATTCTAGATTTATTAATGGAATTAATGCAGGTCCATTTATTTTACGTTCTGCCGTCAGTGGCAAAACTGTAATCGTTGATGAAGACAGAAATGTTTTAGTTTTCGTTGATGGAGTATTCCAACAGCGTTTAAAAAATTATAGTATTAATGGAAGTAATATTATCTTTAGAGAACCAATTAGAGTGGGTCAAAAAGTTAATATTTTATATACCTATGGTAGAGATTATCAAAAGGCATTAAATGCATTTAATTACGAGACCTCACTATTTTTCAATAGATTTATAATTACAATTTCTGGAAATCTTTCTTCGGATTATCCAATTGAAATTGATGGAGCAACAATTAAATCTAATACTACTCAAGGTATTATTAGAACATCATATTATAATGGCACAAATACCGAATTAACGATAGATTCTCAGAATAAGAGATTCATTTCATCAGAAAATTTGGAAATTCTAGGATATAATGGAGTAACCAAACAGAATTTAGTAATTCAATCATCTAGAATAATATCGATACAATCATTTGAAAAAAATGATGATCAACAAGACATTTTGAGAAAATCAATTCCTGGTTGGTTGTTAAAAAATAGTCCTCGTTTTAGAAAAGAAGATTTTGTTGATGTTGGCGATTTATTAAAAATAGATGGCGAATCAGAATTTAGAACAATTCTATCAAAATCAGATATAGTAACTAAAACTAGTTATAGAGATGTAGATGACGTTAATTCAAATTACTACGGAAAACTAGGCACTAGTACATATAATGGTATTGGTTATGGAGAGGGATTAGATGTTTCTGCAAACATAGAAAACGGCAAAGTAGTTTCTCTGACCTGGAATAAAAAAGACTGGGATTCTTATGTAACAAAACAAATTTATCCTGTTGCAGCTGGATATGGGTATGAAACTG